ATGCATTTCTGTATAGGTCCGCATATTCCACATCCGACCGGAGCGGTCCTTGAACCCGGTTACGCCCCGCTCTGCAAGCTGCTCCCTGAATCTTCGGGCAGTCTGCTTCCAGGTGTCATATCCTACTACTGTGCCCCGGACGTTTTCCAGTGCAAGTTCCCGGTATATATCGTTCACCTGCCGGCCAATAACCTGCACAACGTCCTCAAACCTCTGATAAGCATTCTCGGCCAGCACCTGAGCTGCCTGCTGGTGGATAGCGCCAAAACCGGCTTTTACTGAAGCGCCCACATCTTTCAACATTGCATCAGCGGAATATAGCCCCTGAGAATACACCCGCGGAATTGCTTCACTACACCAAGTTCTATTTCCCTCTCGGAGCTGCTGCAGGATGGCTTCAATGTTCTTTTTCATCTGGGCAAGGTATTCTGTCTTATTGCCCCGAAGTAGCGCCCGGTTCAGCCGATCAAGTATTTCCAGCTCGGCCTGTTCGTAGAATTTAACAAGCCGGTTTATTTCGGCGTCGCTGAACTTCCTTACATCTGACATTATTCTTCACCTTCAGCTGGCGGTAGTGTGATAGCCGGCAGTTCGGTGGTTCCCTGCCCAGCCTGCTCGCTCCTGATGCGGTCTATTTCCTCCTGTAGTGCCTGGCCTTCCAAACCGTATAATCTACGCAATGAGCTTTCAAGACTTGTCAAGCCGGCAGTATACCTCTGGACCTCGTTCTGTGTAAGCTCCTGCTCATCATCAGGCAAGCCATCCTTCCAGTCAATGTGAATATTCTCAAGCACTATTGCGCCTGCCATGCTTTGTGCCTTCTCAAGTACTGACGCAAGCCAAAGCACTTCCTTAAGTGCTGGGTCGAACCTCATGCGAATCCTGTTCACCTTGGCCAACGGGGCCATCATCAGCCGGCGAAGTGCAGTGCCACTTTCGGCCAGTCCGGCCTTGAGCTGTCCAAAAGCTGCAGCTGATGTCTCGCTCAAAATATATAGCTGCTCCATGAGCAAGTCAATCTGTTTAAATGCTGCTTCCAACTGGCCGTCCCAGGTAACATAGCCCGGCGGCTGTTCGCCCTGGCTAACAGGAAAGTATTTGCCCCCGCCCCGGTATCCCCATTGCCCGGTTGCTGGGTCGTGTTCTAGTGCTGTGTCCGGCCCATACATGTTCGGGTCTGCATGTTTGTCGAGAATACGGCTTATTTGTGCTATCCGGGTCTCTAGCTCTTGGATGATACTATCTAGGTCGCTGTAATCGTCAAGACCCGTTACTCTGTCGGTGGTAAGGACGTTGTTGACCGGCACAATCAAGAATTCATCAATGCCGGTTTCTGTTTCTTCTTGCTCTATAGCCGGGCCAATTATGTTATTCTCAATCGGATATTTCGCTGTTGTGATTTTCCCCCGCTCGTGGATTTCCGTTTGCAGGTACTTCTTTGTAACGGTCTTACCCCGCTCCTGGGTGTCCTCTTCATATGTCCATGCTAAAACATGGGCTTGTATCTCTTTGATGTTGTCCGGCTTCACCACAGGAAACCAGATGGCCGGCTGCTGGCCTTCGATTATGGCTCGGTTATCGTATCTCACTTTAAAAAGCCCGGTCCCATATCTACTAACGTCTAGCGCAACTTCATACGCCACGTTAAAAAGGCCGTTGTCTTCGATGATCCGTTCTACCGCTTCCTGCTCCGGGCTGTCCTGGTCACCGGCCGTAATTCGCGGCGGCTCGCCCAGGAGCAGATCCGCAAACAGGAGCGTCAATCGTTTGTGCCAGTTCAATACCATTTCAAGTATCGCTTGCTGGTCCTCACGGAGCAGCCTTATCCAGTCTTTATATACCAGCTCGTGTTTACCCTCGAACAACAGCCTATTTTGAGCATATCTTTCCAACCGCTCCGCTTCTGTTGGCGGGGGCCAGGGTTTTCCAGGGCTAATGAAACTTAAACTTGTGAGCAATGTTTACACCACCTTTTTACCATCCGGAAGGTTTTCGTAGCACAGGTCTCTTTTCAAAGAATTCATCCTCATACGCATATCGGAGAGCGTCAATAAGATGATTGTCCTTGTCAACAGGTATCGGTAACACGTTTCCATTTTTATCCTCTTTCCATTTATATTTCATCAATTCGTTTTTCATATTTTGACACTTTACATCCACAATAATAGTCTGCTGTTGCAACCACTGTATGCCATGATTAACGCTGTCTTTGCCCTTCTTGGCGCCGATGGCATTAACTCCATACT